CTATTTTAAACGTTGGTTGAAACTTTGGTTTTTCGCTAAACAACTTTGTGAAGTGTGTTATTAATTCGTTTAAACTTGTTAGCTTCATTTTTACAATATCCTTCAATTCTATACCGCAAAATATTTGCACCATTTTTTGTGCTATAAATTCTTCGTCGTTGCTTCCTTCTTGAACCTTTAAAAATTCTTGGTAGCTTTTTAATGGAATTTCGTTTAAAGTAGTTGGTACGTTTATTTCTAACTTCATATATCTATAATTAATTATTTGCTGTTTTGTTGTGTTCGTTTTTTTGTATGTAATCGTAAGCTTGTTTCAGTAAGTTAATATCTCGGATGTCTCGTAAATAAATACGAACCTTTACACCTTTTTTTTGGTAAATGTAAATCTGTACGCATTGCATCATTATTTCTAAATCGTTCATCGTATAAAATATAAACCTTTTGTTGGATTGTCTAATTGATATGCTACTGCGTAACGCAAAGCATCTATTGCGTGGTTGTGTTTGTCTATTGGTGTTTTTGACTTTTTTTCAAGCCAAGAATAGTTGTTTAGTTCTTTAATTAAGTCTATGCTATCTTCTGTAATAATTAAGTCGTAATCCTGTAGTAAACTTATTCCGTAAATAACAGAATCTGCTCCTTTGATTGTAGGTACAACATTATTTCCAAGTGCGTTTAGTTCGCTTATTAATCGTGGTTCTGAATTATCACCTACTATTAAATCTTTACCTGCAAAGTCTGAATTTAACCTTGCTATCTGGCTTGTGGTTAACGCCTGTTTATAATAGAGTAACTTAACGTAAATGATTTTGTTTGCTTTGTCTATGTTTGTCTTGACTAACGTTGTAGGGTCTGCACTAAATCCGTAGTCTTGTCCGTATACACTTACTCCAACTTCTTTAAAGTCACCTATTTTCCAATTGGTAAATATAACTCCTTCAGCTTTATCTAACCAACCGCCAAGTATTGTGTGTTTGTATTTTTCAGGTCTTCGTTCTTTTATGTATTCAACCTGTTTTAAAAAAGACTCGGATAGGTTTTCGATGTTATCCAAGTACGTTGTGTGTATGTACGTGGTATCGTTTTTTATTACTGTTGTGCCTTGTTCTATTCCTTTGCTTTCAAAGAACTTGTCGTATATGAAATGTTCTTTTGTCGTAGGGTTAAGAATAAGAATAACTCTGTTTTGTTTTGTCTTGTGTCTTATGGATAAATCTATTTTGTCAAACGTATCTTCGTCTGTAAGTTCTTCGGCTTCGTCAAGTACCCAAGTAGTAACACCTTGTAAAGATTTTAAATTTGCCGTTTGTGTTCCAGAACTTGTCTTTATTCCTTTAAATATTATTTTGCTTCCTGTTTGTAGGTTTATTATTTCGTCTTTTGTTACGACAAAATCTTGTTCCATTTTCATTAACTCAATCTTTTCTATAAATTCTGGAATGATTGAAATGGATGCCGAAACTAAAGTGTAACGTGTAAACAATACAACGTGTCCGCTTTCCTTCGTAAGTAATAACAGGAACGTTGTAACGCTGTAAGACTTAGACGAACCACGACCACCTGTTACAATAAAGTAACGTGAAGGACTTCCTAAATAATTAAACTTCGGGTTTATAACTATCAATTCGGAATAGGTCTTTTACATCAAAGTCTGAAACACTTAAATTAGTATCTGTAGTTTGTTTAGGCGCTCCATAACAACTATCCATAAGTGCCTTGTAAGCGTTTACGTCTCCTTTATTTGCCTTTAATAACATAGCTAAAGTAATTGCTTGTTCTTGTGTCAAAGTTTCTTGTTCGCCTGTTAAAACGTTTTTTTGACTTGAAGCAAATTCTAACAACTCTTTTACAATAGTGCTGCGGTTTCTACTTCCTTTTGGTCTTCCATTTGGATTAGATACTTCGCCTTTTTTAAAGTTTTTTAAGTTTTGTTCGTTAGCCATTTTTTCGTTATTGTTTCGTTATTAACTTATATTTCTTCAGTCGTTACTTCTTCTGTTTGTTCTGGTGTGTATTCGTTGTAAATTACTCTTAACTTACTTACTAAATCACGAAGACAACTTGAACAGGTGCTGAATGTTAATTTTTGGTTTAGTACACGGTTGTTAATTGCAATTAGACTTGTTTGTTCATCGCTTGTAAGTGTGTTCGTGTTTTGCTTAAAATAAGTGTCTAACGTGTTAAACTCGTCTTCTGTTAAACACAGCGGTTTTGCATACGGAAATAGTTTGTTTAACTTTTCTTTTCTCTCGTCACATCCGCAGTCTTCACCTGCAATAAATTTAACAAGTTTGTCTATTCCTGTTGCTTCTGTAATTTTTGCGATTGTATCGCCTAATCCTTTACTTTTCATTTTTTCTTTTTTATTAGTTCGTAATCTTGGTTTATAAAATCTTGGTAGTCTTCACCTACGTTATTTTTAATTCGTTTTTTGCAAGTCTTTACAGTGTTAAATATACTTGTTACACTTATGTTAGTTTCACTACTTATTTGTCGTAAGCTTTTATTCGTGTTTTTGTATAACTCAAATAATTGTTTGTCGTACCAATGCCAACTATCACATTCTAAATCTACGTTATTCAGCAAGTCGTTGTAAGCTTCGTTTTCTTCTGTGTTGTTTTCTTCTGCTAAATTATAAACGTCTTCTAAAGGTATAAATGAGATTTTGTTCTTTTTGTTTATGTGTTGAAGGAAAGTATTTTTGAGAGCCAACCACATATACCCCTTGCTTATGTTTCCGTCTTTAAATAGTTTTTCTTCGCTACTCCATTTGTACAACATTATGTACGTTTCTTGTACGATGTCTTCAGCAAAGAAATATTCGCCAAATTGATTAACCATTTTGACCCATTCGTTATGGTGTTTTGCAACTTTAGTTAACCATTCCAATATTTCATTGTTTAGATATTAAGCAAATGTATGATTAATTTTTCAACAATACAAAGACGAATTTATTAACAATTAGTTGTGTAGAACAAAAAAAGCGCAAACAATTAAGTCTGCGCCTACGTTTTTAACTTGAAAATTTTATTTGTTTACGAAGTAATCTATTTTTTTAAGCGTTGAAAGTGAAACGTCTTTGCCTTCCAAAAAGTTTGTAAGCTGGAAAAAGTGGAATTTGTTTCCTTTGTCCTGTATTTCTTTTACGATGCTGTTTCGTGTTTTTAACCTTAAAATGTTTTTTACTTCAATTCGTAGCTGCTCGTCTTGTATGTACATATCAAAACGGTAAGTCATCGTTATCGAAATTGCTTTCGTGTATAATTGTTTGCTTTAATGTTCCGTTAATTTGTGGCTCATTTTTATTTATTTGTGGCTCATTCTTTACAAATGGTTCACTAAAACTTGCCGACATAAATTTAACTCCTTTTGCTGAAGTCTTCAACCATAAAGCTACTTCCATATCCTTGCCGTTTACGTTTACTTTTCCTTTGTAATCTGGGTGGTTTTCCGCTTTTTTGTTGTCGTTCTTAAAAATTGCACCTGTGTTGTTTCTTGTTTCCATTTTTATTTATTTAGTTTATATTTAATTTAAAGTTATGCAATTTAAAGGTATGTTTTCCCATTCTTCTTGGTCTTCAGTTTCTGCGTTCCATTCGTAATTTTCTAACGGCTTTAAATCTATTGTTATATAAATTGGTTCGCTTTTTTCATAAAAATAAAAGTCTTCAATATTTACCTTTGTAACTATTCCAACAATTTCTTTAAATGGTAATTGCGCTTTTACAATTTTACCTATTAATTTTTCTAAATTATCTTTCATTTTCATAACTGTTTAATAAGCTTATAAAGTGAGTTCGCACAAATTCGCTTTTTGTAAGTTCGTGTTTATCAGCCATTTTATTAATAAGGTTAAATTGTTTTTCGGTTAATCTTACGATTAGTAATTTTGTTTTGTTAAATTTACTTTTATTTTTTGTTTCCATTTTTATTTGTTTTTAATTAATTATCATTACTAATCTGTTTGTTTCTATATTCCACGTAGCACCCATTTCTCTCATTTTAATTAAACTTTCAACGCTATCCCATTTTTTTTGTTTTACCAACTCATAAATTAACTCGTCTGTTAATTCTACTTCATCAATTCCTGCAAAAAAATTCATTATTTCCAAGTCTGTTTTCATTTGCTTTTAGTTTTATATTCGTGTTTAAGTCGCTCCAAGTATAGAACAAAGTCCAT